CATCAGTTATCAACCCTATTAAATTGCATGCTTCGGTAGAAGCGTTCGCCGTTGGCGCAGTCGATGCGGAAATCGCAGTAATTGACTCCAGCCGGAAGCGTGTCCATCCCGCCCAGTTTCACCAGTAACAAAGAACCCTGAATCACAGCCGGCACAAGCTCAACCACACCGACCGGAAATGCTTTGACACCAGTAGCGGTAGTGCCGCTGTCGATCAGGTCGTTGCCGATATCGGCCACGTAGTAGCTTTGGTCGTCGGCATCCTTATTGATCCACCACGCCCCAACCGGTTGCTTGAACCAGATCGTGCGGTCGAACCGCTCGCCATTCGCGCATGTGACGCGAAAGGTACAGAAGTTGACCGCGCCCGTTGCTGCATTGAAGCCACCCAGCTTCACCAGGATCAGCTTGCCCTGGATGACAGGCTGCTCAAGCACGGTGACGCCGGCCTCGATTGCGACAACGGACGTCGCGGTGGTGCCGCGCTCGTCCAGGTCGATCGTGATGTCCGCCACCCAGTAGCGCTCATCGAGCGGGTGTTTCTCGCTCCACCACCGCCCTGCTTCTAGGGAGGGGGCGTTCGGCGTGACCGCACTCGGCACAGTGCCAAATGCCACCACGCGAGTGCCGCCCGGGAACGCGACCCGGCGGGATTCCGCCACCTTCGAGGCCGCCACCGCATTCTGCGCAGGCTGCTCGGCCAGCGTGGTAAAGCTTGCTGACAGCGGCGTGGCGCGGTTGCCGGCGGCGTCGAACGCGCGCATCCGGACGGGGTGCGCAGTGCCCGCAGGTCGACCTGAAACCGTGACCGAACGAGCTGCGTTAGCGATGACGCTGTAGCTCGTGCCGCCGTTAATGCTGTATTCATAGCCCGCAACGCCAACAGCATCTGTCGCTACCGGGCACGACAGCGTAGCGCCCGACGTAGTGATAGAAGACACCGTGATCTCGCCGGCCATTACCGGGGCGGTGGTGTCGGCGGCCGCCAATGTTGTAGCGGTAGCAGTAATCGGCGTCGCGTAATTGCCGGCGGCATCCTTCGCGCGCACCCGGACAGCATGGGCAGTCGCTGCAGCTTTGCCGGTTACGGCGAGTGTCAGCGCGGTGCCAACGCTGGCGTAAGTGCCGCTACCGTTGTCGACCTCATACCCGGCTACACCCACGGCATCGGTTGCAGCAGGCCATGCGAGGGTAAAGCCGCTCGAGGTTTGACCGCTGACCGTGATGCCCCCTGTCATAACAGGCGCGGTGGTGTCAGCGGCTGGCGTATCCAGACCGAATGCAGTTCGATAAACCGATTGCAAGCCCGGTGTGGTGCCATCCCCGTATGTCATCGCATCGAGGCCCGTGGGCCCCGCGTGAACGCCATCACCGCCAATAAAATTCGGCGATGTGAAATATGCGGATTTGAATGTAGGGGCGCTCGGGTTTGTGTAGTCAGTGATGATTGCATCACTGTCGAAGCAAAACACGGTCGTACCGTTTGCCAGGGACTTAGCGTACGCGATGCACTGCTGGCGAGCGGCTTCCGTCGCCGCGTTATACCCACCCACGTAATAGTCAGTGTCAAATACGAATTTGACGCTGGCAAGGCCCGGCTTCGCACGCACCGCTGCCATGAAATTATCATTCGCCGTCTTGAAATTGGCAAATGAGGAAAACCCGTTTTGGCTGAACCCAGGTAGGTGGATCACGGTAGGCCGCACGCCTGCGTCGATTTGGTCCAGAGCCAGCAGCAGATAGTTTGCTTGCGTATGCCCCGAGCCGGCAGCATTGGCGGTACTGATTGGCCGAGCCGGGGTGCTGAGCGACATGGCCGCCATGCGCGCCGGACTGGCAAACCGATTGATGTTGTACGCAGCAGACTTGCGGCTATCACCCGTGAATAAAAGCAGCTCCGTGGAGAGCGTTGACGCCGTGCTGGTCACGATCGGGGTGCCGGGGAACACATAGTCGCCGTTGAACGGCGTGCCAGACGGCAGCGTGTTCAAATTGGCGATGCCGTCCACATTGCTGCTAGCGTTACAGAACCACTCGCGAAACCATGGTTGAGTCCCTCGTGCGCCATCCCACGCGCTGCTGTTACTGCTGCCTTGCGTATAGCCGCCGGCTGAATCAATTTGAACTACTTTGACAAGCAGAATACCGCCCGGCTTGCCGTCAGCCCGTGGCACGCTCGCCAAGTCCATCACGTCAGTCGACATGTGGATGCAACCGTTATTATTCCCAACGTTTGGCGCGAGTCCGATTTGCTTCGTCGCAGCCCCACCAAATGTTGCATCCTTCCAGCCATTCGCGGATTTGTCGTTATACGCCACGCCCGCACGCATTGGAACCCATGCGTTATTCACGGTGTCGACGGCAATAGCGTCAGTCACAGCGAATTGCACCTTGTAAGTCCCTGGCGTGCCAGATACGACTTTACTGCCGATCAGATGCTGCACTTGGTCAAAAGGTGCATCGAATTCAAATTTGTGCCAGCAGGTACGCAGGCCGGACGATCCGCCGTTATATGCCTCATTCGGGCGGAGTTTTACTGCTTGCTGGGTGATCGCCATATTTCTAGATAGCCTTGTTGATTGGTTCCAGCTCGATGGTTTTCATTTGCCCGCGGCGTTCGTACATCACCTTGGTGACGCCGAGGTCGCTGAGCATGTTCAGTGCGCGCTCGTATGTCACACGATCGATCTGTCCGACGGCACCATGCACGTACACGGTGGTGTCGGTTAGGTGACTCACCGTGATGATTCCCAGGTACGCTCGACGCGCCTCGTAGCCGCCCGGGCCGTCATAAACGCGAATGGTCGAAACGGCCGTGGCCATATGCAGGTGCGTCATTTGGCAGCACTTTCGGCGGGCGGCGTCGGCATATTCCCACGCTGCATGAACAGCATCGTTTCGAGAATTCCCAATTCCTTCAGCCTGGCGATGTCCTTCGCGAGCTCGGTGTACACGACCTCTGGGTCGTAGCCGCGCTGTCGCAGCTTTTCGCTGAAGCTCGACAGGCCACCACTGATCTCGGCGAGGTCGGCTTTAACGTCCGCCTCAGGGTTCACGTAATCCCACTTCGGCGGGCTGAAGTCGACCGCCTTGTCGCGCGACTTGATCTGGCCAGCCAAGTACGCATGCTCGATGAACGCATCATGGATGGGCACTAGCAGCTTCGGGATCAGAGTCAGCCACTGCATCTGAGTGACTGCGCGACGGAAGTCAAGCAGGCGCACCCGGGCGCTGCTGAAGTTTACCTCGTTCATGTCGCCGGTCAGCAGGTGATACGGCACACCGATACCGGCGGCGATCAGGTGTAGCTGAAACTTGACGTACTCGACGTAGCCTGGCGCGGCCTTCGGTTCAATGACCGTGAAGTTCATCCCTGGCGGCATGCCGACGATGTTGCCGCCGCCCAGCTCGCCCAGGTCGTGATGGTTGCTTGACTGGCCCTCACCTGCGTTGCCCATGCTGGCCGGGTTCTCCGCGCCAGCGATGTCGCCACTGGCCAGCACCGACAATCGAGATTCCAGATTCTTGCGCGACATCTCAGCGTCTTCATACAGCTGCAGGTCGCGCACGCGTGCGATCACTGGTGCCAGCCGCGTGAAGCCCCTGCCCTGCCCTGGGCGGTCCGGGTTGAAAAGGTGGATGATCTGATTCGCCGGCACGCGCTGGCTCTGCGACCGACCACGTACGGCGGCGACATCGCCAGGGTGCTGGTCCCATAGGTAGTACGCAGCCACTGCGCCGAGCAAGTCATACTCGATGCCGTTGATAATTGAATTGCCGTTGAGGGTGCCCGACCGAGCACTGTCGAGCCAGTCGATTTCAAGCAGCTGCAGCTGGAGCGGTACAGCCATGCGCGAACTAGCGCTGCGGGTGCGCATGCGCACCAGCACTTCACCATCCTGCTCCATGGCCACGTAGGCGGCTTTCACGAACCCGAAGAAGTCAAAGCGACCATCGGCATCGCACACCTTGAACCAGGCAGTGAGCAGCTCGTTGATCTTTTCTTTCTCGAGTCCAGTGGCACGCGGGATGATGCCCGCGCCGACCGTCGCCACCGCAAGGCCATCCATGCCAGCCCAAATGTACGGGACGTTTTGCACCAAAGCGCGCGCCTTACTGCGCAGCGCTTTGGCATCGGCTTGGTGATCGGCGTTCGCGCTCGCGCCAGCCCGGCGTGGGCGCCAGGTGTCGCGGGGGCTGGCAGCTTCGTACGCGCGCTGCAGTTGGCGGCGCGCAAAGTGGCGCGCGATGCCGGCTTGCGGGCTGACGAAGCCGATGACGCGATCAATGAAGTTCGCCATCAGTCGCCTCGACTCGTTGTGAAGCGGTAGCCAAAGATGTAAGGAACGGTGCGCCGGAGGCTACCGCTGACGACCTGCACCGCATGTGCCCGGGCAGCGATTAGCTGCGCCGTGTTCTGGTAGGTAATGCGCCGGCCGTCGAATTCGACCGAGAGCGCGCCGGATACGATCGCGGCGTCGAGTGCGTCAATGTCTGATTGGGAGATAGCCATGCCGCCCACGGTAACGACATAGCTGTTTTGATTCTTTAAAACTTGAGAATTATTTTTTGCTGCCGGGCTTCTTGATGATTCGGTACACCGACGCCGTGCTGATGCCGAGCTTACGCGCAACCTCGGCCACATTGCGCCCGGTGAATAGAGCAGCGACCTCGGCGGCGATGCGGTCCCGTTCGGACTGTGATCGCCGGGGGATGTAGGTCAGGATGCCAGCGAACTCACGACGCGCGAGCTGCTTGAGCGCAGGCGCACGGTGGCGCATCTCTGGGAATTCTCGCTCGATGAAATCGAAAATGGTGTCGATCAGGTCTGCGTTGTCAAGCAGAGCAGCGGTCACCACTGTCTCCCGACTGGCCGGCGCTGGTGGGGTAATGGGGTCGAGGGCGGTTTCGGTTTCCATGGTTCGTGTGCTGGTTGCGCTGTTGTAGTTGGTAGTGGCGTGATTGCAGTAGCAGGCTGGTCCCCATCCGGGGCTGGCTGGTCTACCGGGTCGGCATCGTGGAACAGGTCGGACGTGACAGGATTGACCTTCTCGCGCACCAGCTGCCACTGGTGGGGAGTCTTCTTGTGCAGGCCGAGGTACTGCGCAGCGGCCAGGTTGTAGACCATCAAGTCGCCAGCCTCGTTACGGGCGCTCTTCTTCTTCTCCCACACGGTAACTTTGCGGCCGCGCTTGTAGACGGTGATGCTGTACTCGGCGGTCAGCTGGTCGTAGTAATCATCCGGCAGGCCGTCCGGGAAGTGGGTTGCGCCCGGACCGTCGGCCAGGTGGTAGCGACTGGCCAAGTAATCCTTAGCCGTGTCGGTACCGATCAGCCACAGCTTGGCGCCGTGCGGCATGACCTTGCCCATCCAGTTCACGTCGACCAGCGTCGGCTTGGCCGACAGGATCGGCTTGTTGTAGGTCGAAGCACCCTTGATCGCATAGATGTGGCGGTGCTGACGCGTGCGGGTGAAGTTGTAGACGTCCTGCGTATTGGCACCACCCGAGTCAATGAACGTGGCGGCAATGCCGAGCATGCGCCCGCCGGCGTGCTGGTACCGGCCCAGCAGCAGTGCATCGAGCGCGTCCCATGTTGCCTGCTCGGTAGGCGCCCCTGACACCACCTGGTAGTCGATGATCCAGTCTTCCATGCCTTCGCCCCAAGCCACGACCTTGAGCTCGAGGCGGTCAGGCTGCGTGTCGACAGCGGCGGTCAAGATCAGGCCGCGCATCGGCACCGTGCCCAGCTTGTAGCCGCCCGCCCGGGCCTTGAGTTCCGTGGCCTTGGTCTGTTCCTTCTTGCGCTCCCAGCACCGCGCCAGGCGCGTGTTGTAGAACACGATCATCAGCTCTTCGCTGCCCTCGTCCAGCTTGGCCCGGGCAGCGCGGTACTCGCGCAGCAGGGCAATCCAGGTAAGCCAGCCGTACGGCGCGAACATCGCGCTGATCGTGAAACTGACTGTCTCCCCATCACCGAGTACGCCGGCCGACCAAGCGCCGCGAGCGAACATGCGGTTCTTGTCGGTTTCATACATGACGGCGCCACACGCGCTGCACGGATAGATCGCCTGGCCGGCGTCGTCCTCATCCAGGCGCTCGAACACCAGCGGCTGCTCGTGGCCACAGTGCACGCAGTCGGCCAGCGCCTCTTGGCGGGTGCCCTGCAGGTACAGGTTCTCAATGATCGACTGGCCGGTGATCGTCGGCGAACTGGGAAAGTAGCTCTTGCGATTGCGCTCGAACGAGGTCTGGCGCGCCTTCGCCAGCTGCACCGGGTCACCCTCGCCGTTCACGTTGGCGTTGGCGCGATCGACCTCATCAAACAGTACGCGGCGTGCCGGGATCTCGGACAGGTTGGCGGCCGCGCCGGCGGTGACGATGTGCAGCGAGCCGCCAATGTATTCCTTGGTGTCGAGTGTATTGACCGCATCACGCGAGCGCGGCGTAGCAACGCGGTCACGCACCTCGGGCACTGCCGCGATGGTCTTGCTCACGCGCGCGCTGGTGCGCTTGGCCAGCTTGCCGGTCGGCAGAATCCACAGGAAGTTGGCCGGAGACTGGTGCACCGTGGAGCAGAACCAGTTCAGGCCGACCTGCGTCTTGAGCATCTGGGATGCGCCCATCAGGGCGACGGTCTTGCACCAATGCTTGTCAGACAGCGCGCGCATCACCTCGCGCGCATGCGGCGTGCGGTCGGTCCGGTACTTACCGGCCTCGTTGGCACCCGACTCTTTCGGGATCACCATGTGCAGGTCCGACCATTCGTCGACCGTCATGTTCGGGTCAGGCTGCAGCCCGCGCGCGATTGCCGGGCGCACGATGATGGCAGCTGATGCGAGGCCAATCATCCGGCATGCTCCTCAAGCTGGACGTCCAGACGCTCGTTAAATGCGTGCGCCAAGCTTTCGAGCAGGATGCGGTGCTCGCGCTCGATCACTTCCTCGCACTCCTCAGCGGTACGCAACGGCGCCACGTCGGCAGCGATGCGACGGGCGCAGTTCAGCAGACCGTCGCGCAGCGAGCGCGCCGCCTCGAACACAGCCGAATCGACGTCGTCCTTGAGCAGGAACCGACCCGACATCTCGGCCAGCTTGATCTCGGCAGCTGCTGCCTCCGCTGCCTCCCGGCGCGCGCGGCTCGTGTCGTAGCCCGGCACCTTGGCTACAGACTCCGGACCTCCCGTACCCGCCGGAGTGCTGGGCTGCGCCCCACTTGCCAGGGGGTCAGGTCGTTGGCCATTCGCGCGCGGGCGGGTATGTTTTTTGTAGAGGTGCGTCGCGTACTCCGGGTCGACCTTGCCATCGGTCATCGGAATCCCGCATCTGGTCAACGCGTCGTACGCGGACTGGCGCGCGATGCCCACAGACTTTGCCCACTCGGCGACGGTTGTCAGGTTTTGCGTCATATTTCTTCGTTGTCAGGTCAGTTGTCAGGAAATGTTTTTGGGTTCTGCTAGTGCGATGACGTGGCCTGAATTACCCTTGCTAGCCCTGCTCCAGGAAGAACCTAACCCCCGGGGGGGGGTATCAAATTGAGCCCGGGCGCGGGCGATTAAATTCCGCATCGAAGTGCCCTGCGAACTTGGCGTCGACGGTGGCCTGGCCAATCTCGTGGAAGCGCAGGCGTGTCTTGTACTGCGCCTTCTGCACGAACACGAACATCGGCTTGATCGCCGTGCCATGCGCGAAGCGGCGCTTGATGTAGACGCCTGGTGGCAGGCCGCGGTTACCGTTCGGCAGTACGAAGTACGTCACGCCCTGGCGCGCGATGGTGCGGTTCGACCGCGTGCTGCCCGATGCCCGCGACTCGTGACCAGACCCACGCTGCACCTTCAGCTGCGACAGCATCTGGGTGATCTGAGCGCGGCGCACGTTGCCGTTCGCATCGAGCGTGGCGCCGTCACCAGGCATGGCGAACCAGCCCTGCGGCATCATGCCGTTGGCCTGCAGCAGGCGCTCCATTCCCTTGAGGCCACGGTTGCCGCCGAAGATCTGCGGACCGAGGAAGCGGTCAGCCGGCGTGCCCTTGCCGAACGGGTTGTCCTTGACCCAGACGCGCGCCTCGAGGCTGGTCTTAGTGGCAGGCTTGAGGAACGTGCCGTTGAGCGCGTAGGGCGTTGGACGATCGAATACCGAACGCATCTCCGCCTTGATCGCAGCCTGGACGTCCTTGGCCGTGCGGGTCAGCGCGATGGCAGCCACGATCGGACCGCGTCGGCCCAGCTCCTCAATCCGTGCAGCCACAGCCGGGAAGTCGGTTCGCATATTCATTCGCATCGTTTCACTCCTTTTTCCGGCTTTGCAGCCTGTTATTCAAACCCTGCAAGTCTGGAACCCGCATGGATACTGACTCTTGGCAGGGTATGTAGGGTTGCAGGGTTGTTTTAGATGTGAGCATCAAAAAAAACACATCGGCATATCAACATCGTTTCGCGCCTACGTGCGCTAAACCCTGCAAACCCTGCATACCCTGCTGAAACCCGCATGGAGACTGGCTCTCCGGCTTGCAGGGTTTGTTACCTACCCTGCTCAACCCTGCAATGCCCGGTCCGCACGAACGTCGCCGAGCTTTCTAAACTTGGCGATTTGCTCATCCAATGGGTCCGGGAAATCGGGGTTGTCCACCACGAACACCATCCGGGTCTTCTTGTGCTTGCTATCGACCGCGACGCTCTTCTTCGACTTTGTCTCGCGACTACCGATCAGGCCGGCGAACTTGCACAGCGTCAGCGGCTTCTCACCGCTCTTGTCGCACCACCGCTTGTAGATGATGTACAGATCCTCAGACAGGCACGATGTGTACGGCGCGTCCAGGTAGCCGTCCTTCCAAGCACGGTGGAACGACATCCATCCGGCCAAGCCGAACTCGATCACGCGCTCCTTGGCCAGCGTCATCGGCGGCTTGGTGTGCTCGTTGAAGCCGTCGAGCGGCAGGTTCAGCAGGAAGTGATAGAACGCCTGGATGCCGCCGGCCGCGATCGACCTCTGCACCTCGGCATAGAAGGCCGGGTCTTGCTTGCGCCGCGCCTCGATGACCATGAAGCGCCGGTCTTCCAGCTCGATCGGGATCGGCTGCGGCTCGTTCGAGAGGAACGTCGCGTTCATGTGGTTACGCTCGTCGCGCAGCGGCAGGTTCTTCTCGTTGATCGAGGTCGTCTTGCCGGTGATCATGTACTTGAGCGTGCCGTTGTGGGAGTACTTGTCGTCTCGCGACAGCACCTCTTCGAACAGCACGAACAGCTTGCGGCTGCGCCAGGCGGTGAAGCTCGACTCCAACTGGTGCTGACTGGCCACCGTGCCGTAGTCGCCATAGATAGGCTGCATCACGTCCTGGAAAAACAGGCTCTTGCCGGTGCCTTGCTTCTCGCCGAACATCAGCAGCGCGGTCTGCATCTTGGCGCCCGGGTGCTGCAGCGGGTACGCGAGCCAGCGCAGTATCCACTCCATGGCTTCGTCGGCCTTGTCTTCTGCATCGCACAACGAGGCCAGGAGCGCGAGGATCGGCGCCACCAGCGCATCGTTCTGCTTGGGCGTGAGCGGCCAGCCGAGGAAGATGTTGACGTGGCTAACCGGGTCGGCAAGCTGCGTCGGATCGAACACTAGGTTGCGCGCCTCAATCGTCTTGCGCTGGGCATGCTCCTGCCATCTGCCGGTGAGTTCGGCGGTGTAGTCGGCGCGCACGGCGCCCAGCGTCATGACCTGCTGGCCAATGCCATCCCACACCGTCTCGGTGCCGCGCAGGAGCGTGAGGTTGTCGAGCATCTCGCCCAGTTTGCCGCCGCCCGCGCCTTCGACGGCCTTGCCGCCAATGAGGGTAGGAAGGGAGTCGCGCGTGATGGTGCGGCGCCCGGGGTCTTTCTCCCAGGCCGAGGCCAGCTCTTTGCCCACCCACGCCGCGAAAGCCGATTTCTTGAGGCGCTGCTTGCGCAGGCTGTCCCATACGTCCGTGCTGCCATAGATCAGGCTGCAGTGCGCACGCAGCACATCGAGTGTCGGCACGCGCACGGCGCACGCCACGTCGACAGGCTCGCCAACTGGCGGCGTGTCTGGCAGCGGCACATCGTCCAGGTAAGCCGGCGGCTCGTCGTCTGTGGGGCCCGGTGTCGAGGCCTGCGCCATCGTGAGGGCAAGGGAGCGAGCGGCCCGCACCTGGTCGCGCACGACATCGAGCGATTCGGCCAGGTACAGGTCGTTGAAGTCTGAATCCTTGCTATCGGCGGCACGCCCCGCGAACGACGGCACGACCACCGAGGCATTGCCGACGATCCGGGCCGCGGCACGCGATCGGGACACGCCAGCGTTCTCGAACTTGAGCAGGCGCACCATGCGGCCCGCGCGCAGATCGGCCTCGACGTACGGCGTGCCGGCGGTGTCTTCGCGCCAGGTCGCGCGTACGCGCACGATATCGCCCTTGGTCGACGCGAGCTCGTGATCCGCGCCGTCAATGACGGGCGTCCACTCGACATCGAAGTCGGCCAGCAGGGCCTCGGCCAGGCGCGCCACGACTCGCATGTCATCATCGGCCAGGAACAGCAGATGGGCGGCGGGGAAGTCGGCGCGCAGACGCTTGGCGACCGGCAGCAGGTTGCCCGCGTTGAACGCCACCATGACGGGCATGTCGAACTCGGTGGCCATGCGGACGGTTTCGCAGGTGGCATAGCCCTCGCCGATCGCGATCAGCTCGGGGGCATCAGTCGTCTTGCCCAGCACGCAGCAGCCAGCAGCCATGTCGATGCCGGTGCTGAAACGCTTCTCGCCATCCGGCTGGATGCGCTGCAGGCCGGCCAGCGTGGCGCCCGTCTCGCTGTATTTGCAGACCGGCACGAGCAGCACGCCATTCGCATCCACGCGCGTCTTCTCGCTGCCGACGCGCTTGCGCGCCAGGTAGGCCGAAGGCTGATCGCTGTCCGCAGCTGCGGCCCAGTCCATGCGCGCGCGGTTGGCCGCCATCTCCGATTTGCGCTGCTTGCGCTCAGCCTCGGCACGCTCGATCTCAGCCTGCTTGCGCTCGGCTTCGGCACGCTCTTCAGCGGTGACGCCTGCCCAGTCCATCGTGACCGAGATCGCGTTCTGGCTCTGGCCCTGCCACACGCCAAAGGCGCCAGTGACGACCCGGCGGCCCGAACGCAGATTGAGCTCACGCAGGACGTACCAGGCCTTCTTCTTCGGACCGAAGCGGTTGATCTTGTTGTTGAAGAAAGGATGGCCATCAGGGAGTGCTGGCAGTCCCTCTGCCTTCATCTGTTCGATGACCTGGTCAAGCGTTGCCATGGTCGTCTCCGTTCGATGCGCGAAGCTGGGCCAGCATGCATTGCAGGCGCGCGAGGATACGCGCCTTTTCTTCCGGGGTGCGCTCGACCGGCTGGTCGTCGCACGCATCCCACTGAGCCGGGGCGACCGGCCCAGGCGATTGCTTATCAGCTGTCATTGGATTGAGTCGGTGGAACGCTAGCCAGGGTCGGCCGGCAATAAACTTGGAACATCAAGCCCATCAGTTCCTTCATGGTCTTGTGCATCTGCTGCGAGATATCTTCGAGTTCGGACCGTTCGCGGCGGTCAATCTCGTTATCCTCGATCGCCTTGGTATAGGTGCCCGACAGGCGCCCAAGCTCGGTGTACAACTCGTGGAATTTATCGTGCAGCGCTTCGCCGGTCGCCCCGTCGCCGCTTGGAAGCTCGACGAACACGCCGCCGCTTGCGGCTGCAATCGCCTGTGCAAAATGCGTGGTACCGGCATGTGCTTGGATCAGTAACGCGGTGTCGACACGCATGCCGGAGCCTTTTACTTCGTACACGCGCGCTTCGAGCTGCGATCTGGTCATGCCAAGTGTCGCGGCAGTGCCGGTCCAGCCATGCACCTTGATCATTTCTTGATATGAAGCCAACATTTCCATAGTGTTTCCTTTGATCTCTTGGGTACCGTAGCCATACTCGCTCCGCTACCATGCTTGCTAGAAAACCATTCCAGATACCAACTGATTTCCTATGAGCAACTCAATACGCGGCATCAAGTCACGCTTGTCAAAACGGCTCGACAAGCTTCGCAAACGCAATAATTTGGTTTTTCAGCTAACCCTTGTTGTTGGGTCTGGGTGTTTGCTAACCCTAGTGGCTACCAAAATCGATGGCCGAACGGTGTGGAGTTGCATGCTCGGCGATGCTGCTGGTGAAGCCTAATCAGCAGGAACAGAGTGCGCCCCTTCTCCGCCCAAACTCGCCTCATGGTCACGCTGGCTTTTATGACCAAGTTCAGGCCAGATTCGCTGCCAGTCATCGGGCTTTTGATGCTTACGAGTGACAATGCCTCGCGTTTTTTGCTCGATCTCGACACACCTCTCTGGCGAAATAGGCGCTTTGCCGCTCGCCATTTGCGAAAGGTAAGAGGGAGAGATGCCCAGTTCCGCGGCAAGACTCGTTCCGCGTCCGCGTTCAGAAGAGATGTAAGTTTTGAGGTCCATGCGAGCAGTTTAGTAAGTCCTAAACACGAAGTCAAGTGAATACTAATTTAGAAATCTCTAAACTGTTGCGCATGGACATAGTCGAAATCCGCAGAGAGAACCTGCGCCGCTGGGTAAGTCAGCACGGAACGCCTCCCAAGGAAAAGAGCCTGTTTTCCCAACTCAAGTCCACTGGATCATTCGGGGAGCGCGTTGCGCGCCGCTTAGAGGATCAGTACCGTATGGGGTACGGCTACCTGGATCGCGCAACGACGCACCAAGTGCCGGGCGGAGCCACTGAGGACGACGGCTTCATTACGAGCGAATCAGCGTTGGGCACCGACGCGGTTGGGGTTCGAGTCGGCGACGTAGCCTCGACAATACCAATTCGCGCCGTCAAACTTCGTTTGCAAGCTGGGGTTAGCGGATTTGTCGCTGAGCCAGACCTGGAGATCGACCACGGCTACTTCCCAGTGCCTAAGGATGTTATTGACCAACTGATGCTTAATCCTGCAGACCTTATTGTGACCACAGTAAGGGGACGTAGCATGGAGCCAATGATGTTTGAAGACGACAAGGTGCTTATCGATACGTCTCGGCGTCTACCCAAAAACAATGAATGTTTCGCTGTAAATTGGAATGGCGAAGCAATTGTTAAATGTCTAATTAAAAAATCTGAGGGCTGGTGTCTATATTCATTTAACCGTGAATTCCCAACTATCGATGTTCGCAGCGGCCAATGCAGTATTATCGGAATGGTGGTCTGGCAGCCGGCTAGAATCGTCTTGGGGCGCCTGTGACGACAGCTGATTGCACAGTAGTTCCATTCATGCATGGGCTGGCCGCTTATCGTGTAAATGTTGCTGGCGAATCTTTTTACCAAGCTAGTTTTGATGAACTCTGCGGCGAAAGGACTATCGAAGGAGTTCGAATCGAGGTTATTGCGCGCCTTGAGCTCCAAGACGATAACCCCTACGACAAGCACGCGGTTCGGGTAACGATTAAAGGCTATCACGTCGGGCATCTTTCGCGAGAAGATGCTCGCGCGTTCCGACGCTTAGTACGCTATGGCAGTCTTGCTGAGCACGAGGTATTTGAATGCCATGGCATTATCTGTGGAGGGTGGGATCGAGGTGAAGGAAATATTGCACACTTCGGAGTCCGTCTCGATTTAAAGTTAGATGAAAACTAGCAGGCGCTACGGCACGCCTTGATGCCGATTTCAACTTCGATTTTAAAATGAGAACAAAAATTGCTTCTTTAGCGTTCCTTGTTGCGTTATCTGGCTGTGCAGCTGTGGCTGGCAGTTCCGGGGTGAATTGGTCTGAAATGAATCCGGGAACACCTCCAGATTACGAATTAGCCAAGGCCGAGGCAAAGGAAGCTATTCAGCGCATGCTGAAAGACCCTGAATCAGCACAGTATCGCGATACAACTCCTCTGTTCAAAACTCTCTACAATTTTGGGTTAGCATCTTCCGGCAATCAGCAGCCTCTCTGGGCAATGTGTATCGAAGTAAACGCCAAAAACTCGTACGGTGGCTATACAGGCTTCGAGTATTGGATTGTGAAATTTCGCAATGGATATGCCATTCGCGACGAACTTGGTGTGTTGAAGGCTGAGTATGACTGCAACTCTGGCCCAAACACAAATACTCGCCTTGCAAAGCCAGCGCAGCCCGTCACTCTGAACCCAGGTCAGCCAGCCACACCGGCAACGAAGCCGTCATAGTCAGCTACCTCTGACTGCCGTGTTGACGGCGGTGTACCGTACTATGTAGTGTCTGCGCAACAGCCCCCTTCATGGGGGCTTTTTTTTCGTCCGCACACTAGGTATAGAACAGCGATGCGTAAACAACTAGCAACAACGACGCACTGTTTAGTATTTGCTTTACTTTGATTTTAGTGTCCGCTAAACTATCTCCATCGCTTCGGCTTCCCGAGTCTGACTGGAGAAAAAAATGGCACTACATGATCCTGTTCGAATGCACTCCAAAACTGCGACGAACTTAACGAGCTACCGAGTCACAGTCCGTACCTCCAGCACCGCACACGTGTTCAGTGCCATTGCCGCATCGTCCGCCGACGCGTTCGACGCAGCTGCAACTCAATTTGCCGACGTCCCTTGCGGTATCACCGTCATTGGTCAGGTGCGGTGATGAGCGCAAAGAAAACTCAGACAGCCTTAGATAAGGCGATCTTCGCTGCAAGTGAATTCCAGCTGCTGCTGGACGTTCAGCCTGCTGGTGGCCTGTTCAACCCGGGCGGAAAGGGGGATGCCCGCGTCAGCGCGAGCTATGCCCTCGCCTCACTCTCGCTTGCCGAAGCAACTGCGGAGCGACGCCATGGCGCCGAGTGCCCAGGAGTGGTGCATGTGGATGTCGTGCCCGTTGTCGATGTCGTAGCCGATCATCGCGCAGATATGCCCGCGGACTTGCTCGAGCTTCTCACTAGCGTAGCCGTCATCCTCGGGAAGCTTGGCTTCCATATCCCGGACCAGAATGGTACTAGCAGCAAAAAGGGCGGCGCGGTCGAAGTCGCTGGCGGCATCCCGGGCGATGCTGATGTGGTGATCAAGAAGGTCAAGGGCGAGCTCGATGCTGTTCATGGGGTGACCTCAGAAAAAGTTGTTGGGCGAACATTGTGCCACGACCAATCGCTGGTCGATTCGTTGATGCTTCAGGCGTTCGACCCATCGCTCCGCCGCGAACCCCGTAGCGCTGCGTACAAGGCAGGTGCACGCGCCTATCTTGCTTTCTGCCTGTCTGGGACCAGCCGTGCAGCCGATTACGTCTACGAGCCAGGTAGCGAAGCATCTGATGCCTATAACGCTGGCATTGACGAGGGTCGCTCCATCTGGACGCGCCATCAAGCTAAGGCCGCGCAATGATCACCGTCGCCACACTTCGCACGGCTATCGCTCGCTGCGTCGCACAGGCCAGCCAGGACGCCCCTACTGACGCTGACATGCGCACCGCCTCGTTCGTAGCGCGCCTGTCCGGCAGCATGGAATCTCTCGGCGACCATGAGCTCGACGCAATGATCTGGGGCCTGCTTGACATGCCACCAGGTGCGACTCGCGCCGAGTCGGCCATGCAGATGCCAATCATTGGGATGGCCTGACATGGGCTTCCTATCCCTCTACCGCTACTACCGCTTCCTGGGCATGCCGCTCGTTCAGTCGATCCGCCTGGCGCGCCATCACCGGATGCACGTGAGCTGACCATGCAACGCATCTCGCCCGACCGAGCGTCCCTTGAAATTGCGCACCGCGCGCTTCACACGGACGCTCGACTGGACGAGATGCTCGAACACCCGGCCCTCAAGATCATCTTGGAGGCTCTCGCCCGCCGGCACATGCAGCGCCGCGCGCGGATCGATGTGAAGAAGCTGCAGGCCAACGACCACGATTGACCACCCGATGACTACACCGAACAGCCAGCCCCCGAACAACGCCTTCGTTTCGCTTAAAGTCGCCGCCGAGAAGAAGATTCACGGCGACGACGTGTCCAAGGTGACCTCGTTTGCCGTCGCCCCACACCTCCTGGAGATCGAGGAAGGCTTCAATGCCCGCCCGCTGAACCCGGAACACGTGGCGGAGATGTCGCTGGCCATGCGCAACGGGGCCACGTTCCCGCCGCTCGAGGTGCGCGTCGACGATGGCCACATCCTGATTGTTGACGGCCACCACCGCCACGCTGCTGCGCTCAAGGCGATCGCTGAGGGCTTCGAGATTAAGGCGCTCGACTGTCGCCACTTCCGTGGCAACGACGCCGACCGCGTCGCGCACATGCTCAACAGCGCATCCGGCCTGGCGCTCACGCCGCTACAGCTCGGCGTCCAGTACCGCAAGCTGCTTGGCTTCGGCTGGACCGAACCGCAGATCGCGAACCGTCGCGGCAAGTCCGTCCAGCACGTCAAGGACATGATCCAGCTGGCCGAGGCGGACAGTGACGTGCACCAGGCGGTGAACGCCGGCCAGCTTTCGGGCACGGCTGCTCTCAAGATGGTCAAAAAGCACGGCGCCCGCGCCGGGGCTGTCATTCGCGACCGGGTCGAGCGAGCCAAGGCTGAAGGCAAGGATAAGGTCACGCCGAAGGCGCTGGCCGGCACTGCCAAGGTGACTGACAAACAGATGCTTGCCTGGCTTATCGCCAACAGCACGATGACCGCCTATCCAGGGGCCCAGCCGCCGGACGTAGCCCAAGGCTTCGCCATCATTTTCGAAGTGCCCGCGACGGCAGAACACAGCAACGACCTTCTGTCGGTGCTCGCAGCCGCAGCAACCCATTCCACCACTACCTAAAGGACCACCATGAATTGCAAGACCATTGGCCCCGGCTCGCCCGTCAAGTTCGACAGCGAAGTCGGCCCGCAGCAAGGCACCGTTGCCGAGATCCTCACGGACATCGGCAATGGCGCTCGCATCGCCTTCGTGCGCGTCACTGGCACTCTCGACGGCGCGCCGTGGCGCGTCCCAGTAAATGACCTGCAGCACGTGGAGGCGGCATGAGCACGAAGGCATTCGCCATTTTCCTGCAAGACCTGCGCGATGGCCGCGCCCACACCGAGCTGACGGCGCAACTGGCCGAGCTGCTGGCCAAGGTCAAGGACACCGGCAAGGGCGGCGACATCACCTTGAAGATCAAGATCAAACCCGCAGGCCGTGGCCAGGACGTGGACAAGGTGACCGTCACCGACGCCATTACGGTCAACCTGCCGAAACCAGAGCGCGGCGAGGACTTCTTCTGGCTGACCGACGACAACGATCTGTCGCGCAACCACCCTCGCCAGCACGCGCTGGAGCTGCGCGATGCCACCACCCCCACTCCACTGACCTTTAAGGAAGCTTCAACGTGAATACCCAAACCAATAACGACGGCCTCGCTCACGCGATCGCCAAGATCGGCGCGATGCAGGACGCAGCAACCGCTATCCAGGAGATCCATGGGACGACCCACTTGGTCGTCCCGGAAGGCTACAGGCACATCGACCTGACCGCAGCAATCGAACAGGCCGGCGCAGCCCCAATACGCAAAAAAGGTGCCGTGCACTTAAGCGACCTGGCCAGCTTCAATGTTTACGTCGCAGATCAGGGCTCGCCCATCGACACGTACATCTACGCCGACCCAGACAGCCGCACGCTCACTGCCGTACTCAACGAGCATGTGAAGTCGCAGCGGGCCACGGGCTGGCGCGATCACCGCGCCGTCTACAAGGCCGAGCTGAGCCGCGAGTTCACCATCTGGATGCAGTTCAACAAAAAGCCGATGGAGCAGGAAGACTTTGCCATTTTCCTCGAAGACAACATCGCCGACGTGGTCGAGCCATCCGGCGAGCAGCTGCTGCAGATCGCGCTGACGCTCCAGGCCAAGACCGAAGTCAATTTCGGCAGTCACAAGCGCCTCGACAATGGCCAGATCCAGTTCACCTACAGCGAGACAGTCGACGCCCGGGCCGGCACCGGGATGATCGAGATCCCGCGCGAGTTCACCATCGGCCTGCGCCTGTTCAAGAACGGCGACGGCTACAAGGTTCGCGCCCGCCTCAAGTATCGCCTTGGCGGCGGCAAGCTCAAGTTCTGGTACGAACTGGACCGCGCCGAAAACGCGATCGAGGACGCCTTCCAGGCATACGTCAACCAAGCACGCGAGAACGGTTTCACCGTCCTCATCGGCAAGCCTTAAGCGCGAGTCCGCCATGCGCCGCTACCACCGCCCTGTCGTCTTCCAACCCAAAGCCAACGTGCCGATGGTCACCGAGACGCGCGACCGGCTGGCCCTGCAGATCCGCATGGCGGGCGAGTCACTGATTGAGCACCCGAGCATCGACGCGTACAACACGCTGTCGAAGATGCTTGCCTCGCTCAGCCGCGCCGGCATGGGCTCTGCGGTGCTCGATCGCGGCACCAATGTCATGAACGCGATCTGTGACCGCTATGAGCAATCGCGCCACCTCACCGTGGAGTCCGAGGAGGCCAAGTCGCTACGCCAGAACATCGCCGATATCGACGCGGCGCTGCATCGCCTGGCGGTGCAGCGGTTCAACAAGGCAGTGGCAGAGGTGGAGACGTTCTTCATCGTAGCCGAGGCCCAACCAACGAATGAGAACTAGTACATGAAGCGCGACGATTTCACCTTCTCCCTGGGCTTCGGCCACGAGCGCATCGCGGACAACTTCGCCGGCGGCGGTGGCGCGAGCGAAGCAATCCGCCAGGCCTACGGCCGCGATCCAGACATCGCCATCAACCACGACGGCGAGGCACTGGCGATGCACGCAGCGAACCACCCGACCAGTCGCCACATCCGCGAGGACGTGTTCCTGGTTGATCCGATGAAGGAGATCGGTGACGGCCCGCTCGGCGCGGCCTGGTTCTCGCCGACCTGCACGCACTTCTCCCGGGCGAAGGGGTTCAACATACTCGACCAGACCACGCGCGGCCTGGCGTGGGTCGTCTTGAAGTGGGGCGTGCTGCTGGCGCCACGCTCGATCTACTTGGAGAACGTCGAAGAATTCCAAGGATGGGGGCCGCTCGATGAGAAGGGCCGGCCGATCAAGGAGCACAAGGGCCGCACCTTCGCCGCTTTCGTGCTGGCGTTGACCACTGGCTTGCCAAAAGACCACCCCGACCTAGCCGAGATCCGCGCCACGCTGGGCGACGACTTCCCGCTCGAGCGAATCTACGCAGGCCTGAGCTACAAGGTCGAGTGGCGCGTGCTGCGCGCCTGCGACTTTGGCGCCGGCACCATCCGCAAGCGTTTGTTCATGGTAATGCGCCGCGACGGCATCGCGATTCGCTGGCCAGCTCCGACGCACGGCGACCCCGCATCGAAAGAGGTCAAGGACGGGAAGCTGCTGCCGTTCGTAACCGCCGCCGACTGCATCGATTGGTCGATCCCATGCCGATCCATTTTCGATCGCAAGAAGCCGCTGGCGGTTAACACGCTGCGTCGAGTGGGCCGTGGGTTCGAGCGGTATGTGAAGGACGCGGCGAAGCCCTATATCGTCGGGGCTGGGGGCCCGGGCTACGCGGGCAAGCCAGCGTCTGTCGACAAGCCGTTCGGCACGCTGACGACGGAGAACCATCGCGCGCTGGTCATCCCTCACGTCACCAAGTTCAACACGGGAAGCACCGGCCACGCCGTCGACGAGCCACTGGCTACGGTGACCTCTGGCGGTGGCTCGGTTCGCCCAGCAGGCGCTGCACATGGCCTCGGCCTGGTCACCGCTTCACTGGTCCAGTACTACAAGAGCGGTAGCCAGAACGTCGCCGTCGACCGGCCCATGCCGACCATCGTCACGAAGGATCGAGTAGGCGTCACGTGCGCCTACCTGTGCAAGCACTACCAAGGCGTCGTCGGTGTGCCGGTCGACCAGCCAGCGCCGACGGTGACGACGTCCGATCACAGCTCGCTGATCACGGCGCACCTGGTGGGCATCGACAACCAGAGCAATGGCGATCGCGACACGTGGGATGCGGCCCGCCCGCTCGGCACAGTCGTCACCGAGAACCGGCATGCGGTCGTGACGAGCAACCTGGTAAAGCTGCGCGGCACCAGCACCTCGGCTGCAACCGACGAACCGCTCGGCACCGTCAGCGCGGGCGGCCAACACCACGCGGAGATGCGCACCACGCTCACGCCGGCTGGTTTGACCGACGAGCGCCGCCAGCAGATCCGCGCCTTCCTGCGCGAGTACTGCCCAAGCCTCAAAGATGCCGAGCACCCCGAGCTGGTGACCATCAATGGCGAGCTGATGGAAGTGGCCGATATCGGCCTGCGCATGCTCGTGCCGCGTGAGCTAGCCAACGCGCAAGGGTTTCCACCCGATTACATCCTGGACCCGTTTTACACGAAGGTCTGCAAGCGCGGCCGCACGACCACCAAGCGCCTGTCAGGCAGCGCCCAGGTGCGCATGATCGGCAACAGCGTATCGCCGCCTCCGGCCGTGGCCGTGTTGCGAGCGAATAACGCTCACGAGCAGCTGATGGCGAGGGCAGCATGAGCAGCTGGGGAACCCCAAGCCGGATCAGCTCCGACCTTTACCGCGAACGCACCGCCGCGACACCACCAGTCTCGCTTCGCCGCCGTCGATGCGCATGCGGCAAGGTTGTCACGGCCAAGCAGCTGACGCAGTACGGCGCGTGCGCCGCGTGCGTGCTATGCACGCCGAGCCAGGCGAAGGAGGGGCGGTGACGGGACCTGTACCGAACAACCAGGACGAGCCGAACGATGTCGAGGCGTACCGGCACCACTTGCTGCTGCTCAAGTCCATGCACTGCTGCCGGCCGGTAGTCTACCAAGGCCTGAACCAGTTCATCACGTGCCTTACCGCGAACCGCAACGGCGGGCGCATCTCGATGACGGTCTACCTGGCCGGCAAGCCGGGCGCGATCGACAGTAGCCAGATTCAAATTCAACACGCAGCCCAAGAAGGGAAGACGGCATGACGAAACAATCAACCAACCCGCCTGAGCGGCCGCTGCGCGACCTTATCGCAGACGACTCATACGTGATGGCGTTCCAGACGGTGGGGCATTACCGCACGGCCCTCCTGCAGCACGCGGACGCCCTCGCAGCTAGGCAAGCCGACGTTGTAAAGGCCAAACTAAACTGCGTCGCGCCGCTCGACGGCGCCCAAGGAGAGGGAAATGAGTAACGCAATCAACGTAGGAGGCGGAGAAATGCACAACGACAGAGATCTGATTACACGGCTGGCCGCCGAGCTAGCGAAGCAGCTACGGCCTGCACTGCCGGTCGAAATCGATTTGTGGGATATCGCTACCATCGCGACATACCTCAAACGGAGCGAGTCAGTCGTGCGCGAGCGCATGGCATGCCTCCCCGATTTCCCAAAGGCAATCCGGTTGCCATCGACCCGATCTGTGCGCGGCCAAGCGCTGTACCGGGCCAAGGAAGTAATCCAGTGGGCTGCTCAATACCAAGACCGAAACTAGGTCGCAGTTAATCGTCCCCGCTGCGGCTAGGCGAGCGCTTCGCAGAGGGTGCAGCATAGAGGTTAAGTAGTTGTTTTGCCAGGTCTGCAGTGGTCTCGTGTTTCAGGTCAGAGTTCGATTCGGGAATGCTCGCGATTACTTGCACTGCCATTCCGACTGCATTGATGCGCTCTAAAACGCTGACGTACCCCTTAGATTGACTTAGGATTGATCGGTAGATCAACAGAAACGAGCCCCCAATGAAGCTAACCAGCACACCCGAGGCGGATGCAACGATCGACATCGGGAGCTTCTCAGGATCCAATGTAGCTTGGTAAATTCCATAGGAAATCAAGACAAAACCACCGATCATCACAATCAAAGTAAGCCAGTAGATGGACCTCACCTGGCTTAAATTTCGGTCTAAATAGCTTTCCAGTTTTATTCGAGCCAAATCCCATGCCAGCTGCGGGCTCTCTGGGTTCGCCCTGACCTGCTGTTCAACATCCTGCTCTCTTGCTTGACGTTGCTGCGAGGATATGTAGTGATCGAATCCCAAAACAGAAACGCCAAAAAGGCCCACTACTGCGGCAGTAACTCCAACCAGACGCTTTGCCACATCGTCTTGAAGACTACCGGTTTCTTGGGCGATACCGATACCAACCATGCAGCCAAGTCCAACCAAAGTTGCGATGATAAGTGCCCGCACTATAGTATTCCCGCTACGCCATCCTTGTAAATATGCCTTAAAGATCGATCCATACACATCAAACATCGCAGCCTCCGGATATTGTTGCTATTATTGTACTGCTGAGTTGTCAGAAAAAGAAAATATTCCGAGAAGTAAAATTTTTTTCGGGGTACTCATAAATTACGCATCTTCTCTGCAAGCTTATGTTTTTATTGATCTTTTGATTCCGGCCGGAGGCACCACCTACTCGCACCACGATTCGTATTATGCTAAAAACCCGTCATCTTCCCTAGGAAGCGCGGGTTTTTTGCTATCTGGCTTTCGCATCATCAAGCGTCTTCAGCCTAGC